GTTGCTGGCCGAACTGAGTCTGACCCAACTGCCCCAAAGTACCTGCCATCTGCCCAGCCATACCGTAGCCGCGAAGCCCTAAGTCAGCACCAAACTGCTGAGCCTGTCTAGCCTGCTCAAACGCCGTCTGCATGCCGCGACCGTAAATATCACCTTGTTGCTGCGCAAGATTGCGCTGGCGCTCTGCTTCAACTATGGCCGAACGGGAACCACCAAAGGCACCTTGCTGGACGGCTTGAGCTTGGTTTTGCTGGCCTTGCATTAATGACGCACGCTGTGCTTCTCTAAGCTGCGGAGCCATCGCGTTCTGTATGTACGGCGACATATAAGCCTGCATAGAACCGGGGTCGGTTGCCTGTTGTGCGTACTGCTGACCTGCACCAAGACCGCCAAGACCTGCGATGCCCGCTAGTTGCGTGCCTTGCCCTATTTGTTGCGCTGGACCTAAGTTAGCCGCGCCTTGAAATGATTGCTGCTGTAGTGGAGTAAAGCCAGCTACACGCTCCCCCTTATATGCTTGGTATGGAGAATCCGAAAAAGCCTCGGCCTTACCTAGCATGCGTTCTACATAGGGACGGGCGTACTCAGGAATCGTAGTCGTGGTTTGTGTCGTGCTAGTGGGCTGGCTTCCACCACCACCGGGGTAGAGTCTGTTGTTGCCACCGACGTAACCGTTAAACTTGTTGCGGATAATCATAATTTTGCTCCTACGATCCTATACTTTTCTTCGAACCCGTATCGCTTCCACAAGCGGGCTATGGATTCTCTGGCAGCACCTTCAATAGCGGTTGCGCCGAACGCTTTGAGCAAGTCAGAAAACTGTTGATACGTTTCCTTGTTAGTTATTAACTTGCCACCCATAGACACAACAAACGCAACCCGGTCATTCGGGCGGTTAAAGAACTGTATTGCCGACGCGCCTTTGATTTCTCCAGCTTCGTCTACAGCAACTACCAATGTCCAAGCACCAGTAACAATAAACGTCTTTACGTGTTCTATCGTGTAGTCAGTCTGGTAATCCAACGCCCATTTAATGTAGTCCTCGACCTTGGGCCAAACTTGATTTACGTACTCTAGGTTTACGTGCTGTATCTTCATGCGGGCAAGTGCTTAGACGCTTTACTGTCCACTGCCACTTTGCCTTTACCTACGCTTTTCTTACGGGACTTTTGCACACGATCCATCATCGCGTAAAGCTTTCGCGCACCAGCCTCCGTGCTTCCGTTACCAAGCTCCGAAACAATTCGGGCAGGCACGACAAATTCTCCATCAGCAAGACGGGCAGGCTGGCGATTACCAATAGAAGCAGGAATAGAATCAGAAACACCATCGCCCGGACCTTTCAACAACCGCCCACCATCAGAATAACCACCTAAAGTAGATATACCACCCGCAGCAAACCTTGGCTCTCCGCTAAAAGCACTAACACCGGCATCGGCGCTTGGCGCTATAACATTAGTGGCTTCGGGGCGTTGCATCATTGGATTGGCGTACATCGGCGAGTTTATGTTTGCCATCGGGTAGCCAGTATTGGCCCCCACTGCATTTTGTGCCGCCATCTGCTCAACAGGGCCACCCATTGCATACGCAGAAGCAATACCCCCCTCGGCCTTCTCGTCTGCTTTGTACGGTTCACCCGCAGTGTAGGTAGGGTTGAAGTAAAGCTGCTCACTGGTCGATCCGCCCGGCTGATATTCCGCACCTGTTGCGCCATAGTCAAAACCGTACGGGCGAATCATTGCGTTAGATTCCGGCTCTCTTACACCCTTCTGTTTCATAGCACCCATCAAACCTTGAGCACCTAACCCCACTGCTGCACTGGTAGCGTAAGGATGCTCCTCAGCGTAATCTTTTGCGCCTTGTACGCTAGGATTTTGGATGAAGTTGCCGAGGTTCTGCATGAAGTTTTGGCCGGGTTGTACAACTGACGGAGTAGCCATCGCATTTGGGGCTATACCTTGCGCGCCTTGAGCGTAAGAAATGGGTGCGTTACCCCGCATTGCCGTGTTGGCATTACGGATAGTCTCCGCCAGATTTGATGTTTGTGGAGTCAGCGAAGACGCAGTTGCATCACCGGCTAGGTTAGGCCCCAGTTGAGTCAGGTTTTGCCCTAAGTTAGGCTGAGAAAATGCTTGTAGAAGCTGTTCACGCCCCGCCAAATTGGGAGCTACTTGGGCAAACTGCGATCCCGCTGCACCCGGCATTTGTGCGAGACCACCTTGCAGTGCTTGTGACTTAAGAGTATTTAACCCCGCAGACTGGAGCGCAGAGCCAGTTAAACCCGGAGTAACCCCCGGAGCCAGTGCGCCCATACCACCTTGTAGACCGGGAATAGCGCTTGCCCCAATAGTACCTGCAAGTTGAGATGCCGCAGCAGGGGCAATAGTAGACGCCACTCCCGGAGCCAAAGCGCCCATTACACTTCCCGCAGTGCCCGCACCGCCCAGAGCACCAAACCCACCCATAAGCCCTGCAAGTCCTGCACCTCCAGCTAAAGCAGAACCAGCGGCAATACCAGTTCCCAAAGCGCCAGCGGCACCAGCGGCGGCGGCGGTAGTTCCAATGGCCGTAGTTGCGGCGGCGGCGGGAAGCATAAAGGGCATGTTAAATCTCCTTCTTCATCAGTACGAGGCCCATGTTTTGCCCATACTCGTGTAATCCGAACATTGCGATAAGTTTACGCGCTTTTACGTCATTTTCAAAAGGGGTTGCGTATACTTCATTGTATCCTTCTGCTTTTAACCCCGGCGCAACCACGTTAACAAAAATACTACGGTACCTCTTAAACTTTGACGGTGACCACGCCCCCGGCGTTATGTTCAAGTGCAGCGCCACCTTACCAATTTCCCGCAAGTAATCGCAGAGGAAACACACATCCTCATCTTGGTACAAGGTTTCGCGGCACTCGTCGGTCATAGCTGCGCCGGTATTCCACTCACAAACACAATCGACCCAATGGCTGACGGGATGCTGGGTAGGGCAGCGGTATTTGGTGGGGTGCCAATAGTTTGGGCAGGTGCAGCCTGTAAATAGACCCCATTTCCACCGCCGGAAGTCGCAGCTAAGTCTGTCGCCCAATACAAGGCCACCTCATCCCCGCCAGTTACCGTAAAAGTAACACTGGAATACGCCACAACAGCCCCGTCAACCCCACCATGCCGCTCCGTTACAGAGAATTGGCTTGTTGAACCCGGCACATTCACACCGTTTATCTGCAACCAAACATACAAATCATGTATCTGAGAGGCCGTGTTAAAGACCTGCAAGCTGTAGTCAATCTTGTAAACCCCCGTGTAGGTGGGGGTCGCCGTGCTGTTGGGGTTCAAGACAAACCCAAGTCCTGAGTCCAACGTATTCCACAGCACCTTTGTAGCTACATTGTTTGCCGTTGCGTACTGGTCGGTCGAGTCCTGCGCTGCAATGTGGGGAAAACTTAAAAACCGACCCCCACTCGCTGCTAACAACTGGCCTGTGACGTTGTCTAAGGTGTTAAAGTACTGCCGCAGAATATTATGTGCTGTATCCGTGTACCCACGATCAAACTCAACCGGCGCAAATGGCAGGGCTGGAGCTTTCGTAGCGTTTAGGTAATTTTCACCTGCCATCAGTTTCTACCGTCAGGACGCACATCAATACGGGGCACACCAAGCTGCCACTGCGTACCCAAAGTATCAGACTCAATTTTGAATGCCATCTGCCGCCCACGAACTCGGCTATAAATAATCTCAGTAAACTCTTGCACGGTATAAACACTTTGCCCAGCGTAATTCTGCGGTGTTGTAACCGTTGGGGATAGCGCAGTACCGTAGCTTGAGCCGGGGTTTTGTCGTGGGCGCATCGTCATACGCACAGAGGGTTTTAATGGGTTCGGCGTTGAAGACCCATCAAACGTAATATCAGGCAGCATACGCCACACGAACCCGTAGTTGTGCCCATCCCCGATGTCAAAGTCGGAAGATTGGATGTAGGCGCTGATCGGGCTAGGGGGGTTAGTAGTACCGTCGTTTACGCCAAGTTCATGGAAGACAAGCTGGTCGTCGAACGTTGCCGCCATAGGATATTCCCGCAGGGGAGAGTCTATCCAAGCAGAGCGCTCTAGTGAGCCGTAATACCAGACCCGGTCAAGGTAATTAAAGATGACGTAGCGGTCGATAATGTCAGAATTGGCAGAGCAATAGAACCACCATATCTCACTGTATCCCTCGTTGGTGCCTGCAAAACATTGTGCAAACTGATCGCGGTTAATGTCTTGGTACACATACGTCCGCACGGCGCAAGGCAAAGTCTCAACCCGGCCTGAGTAGATATAGAACTTATCCACACCCATCCAGTAAACCACACCCGCCGCCGTAGCCATGGCGTTTTGTGAGACGATAGAAATATTATCCGCAAGTAGCGTAAAGCCCCATACAAGCGGTGGGCCGATGTACTGCATCGAGTAAATAGCCGCATCCGTCCAGACAAGAATTTCTTGGCGAGTTTGTAGCGCACCTACAATAGACGACCCGTGGGATAACCTGAAACTGCCCGCCTGATTAGTGATTGACGGCGTCCAGTCGGTGTAGCTTTCCTGCGCAGACCAGCGAATAAGTAGCGGGTCTTGAGTAAACGGGTCTGGCGAAACTAACAAATCGTTACAGCCAAACGCAATCACAATACGTGACGCATCAGCCACCAGCACTTCGTTTATAGTAAATGGGCAGTCAGACGTACCAATAACCGTAATGCCAGAGGTCGTAGCCGTAGCCGACT